ACGCCGTTATTATTGCAATAGGTAATGAAGATATTACTAAAATCAAATACCCATAATTGCGAGTCCGCAATACATAGTCCGTTATTACCAACCCTTGTTATAAATAGTTCCGATAGAACCGTCCCGACACATTCATTGTTAGCATCCCTGCAAATGAAGATACCATTCTCGACCCTATTACTGCTCGCGGTGTGGTTTCCGTCAGTATAGATGCCGTAAACGGTCAACTTTCGGACGGAACTATTATTGTACTTGATTGTTATACAGTTGTCCGTTCCAGACAATAATCGGAGTACGGTATCGCGTTGGCCAGCGCCTTCCAATTTCGCGCCCTCTGGAATGGTCAATCCAGTATGCCAATAGGTTCCTCCACCAAGTTTGACGGTTGCGCCCGTCTCCGAAGATGCATCGAGTGCAGAATGGATAGCGTCCGTACTATCAACTTGTTCATTTACGCGCCCACCCCACCATTCGGGATAGATATAACCTCTTATTGTACCAGATAAAGTAACGGTGTCAAAAATAAGCGTTTTTGCCGCGTCAAAGGCCGTCCCCGCTCCGACCAATTCTCCATCACTAAGACATCCGCCGTTGAAACGAAGGATGCATCTTGCGGGAATGGTTACACTTTCACCATCCAAATCAAAATCATATCTGATTTCGTATATTGTATCTGTTGCCGTCACCTGCTCCGCGAAGGTCGCGCCTTTGCGGAGAATCTTATACCCCAAGCCGTCGGGCGATTGCGAATTATATGCACGGTCAGCAAATTGGAGTCGATCGTTTGCGTCATAGTCAATATCCTCCCCGTCGGGGATGGGCGCATTTGCAAGGGTCGTATCGCTATCCGTCCAGTCAGAGCCGTCAAAGTTATATATTGCAAAAGGAGAAGCGGAACCCACATACGCATAACCAGCCAAATCACCCTCTGGCAAGTTGGAAGAAGAAGCATAAAAACCGTAGAATTTACCCGTCGCTAAGTTATCCACTTTTTGGTCTAATTGACTAAGTTCGTCTTCGGTCGCGAACTGGGTTAAGTCGATGGCGGTGGAGCCCACTGCGAGCCAACTGTAAGTCGTGCCGTCGTAGGCGGTAACATAACGCTCGTACTCGTCGTTAGCGTCGGGGCCGATATAGTACATTTTGCCGACAGTGCTGGCCGACGCGGTGGGGAGCGTGCTGGCAGTTACCCCAGCGGTGGCGTTAACCGACGCAGAAATGGCCGTTAACAGGGCGTCAATCTGGCCCTTGTCATAGTAGTTGGCCAGGGACTGGACGGCGGTTAGAGCCAACGACAGGGCGTTTTGAACGGCGGTATCCATATCCGTTGCCGGTATGCCGCTGGCCGGCTTGGTATATTTAGCTGCTACGGCGGTTTCCAGGGCGGTGACGGCCTCCTGGAGGGTAGCCACTGCGCTAAGGCGGGAATCCATCTGCGGGCCAGTGAATTCGGATTGATAGGTCAATGCGTTTGCCATAATTTTGAATTATTAAAATTTGCGAATAATTACATCGGGTGCGGCCTGCTCCCAGCCGTCGTTTCCTCGGAGGCCTCCGTCGCCCGTCTCCGCGCACTCGCTGCCGGTGTCGGTCAGCAGGATAACGGAGCAGTAGACGCCCGCGCACTCGTCGGCGAACCGCTGGTTGAAGGTCTGGAATTCGTACGACTCCGGCTCGATCCCCGCGTCACGCAGGACGCGCAGGACGTTCTGGATGGTTTCGATACCTACGGACTGGATCTCGACTTGGTTCGCGATGTCGTTCCGCAGGCGGTCGACGTAGAAGAAATTGAAGGCGTAGCGGATGAAGCCGGGCGTCGTGTAGTCGACGCGGTGACGTCCCTGCACCCACGCGAAGACGCCGTAACGGGCGTCCGCGTAGGAGTTGAGACGGAGGACGTCGTTCTCCACGATCATAGCGACGGACGGCTGGCGTGCCGCCGCGTCCTCGATTGCTTTTATAACCTCCGCGAGCGTCATTTCCTGTAAGGTTTAATAGGTCCGTTACTCGTCCCGCGAGCGCCTCCCAGCCATATCCCGCAGGTCGCGGCGCTGGTGAGGTTCGCCTGTATGCGCTGGCACGCGCACGCGCCCAGCTCCGGGAACTCCGCGCGGTTGTCGAGCAACCATTGCTGGAGCCGCAGACATTCGCCGTCGGCTTTCGCTTGGTAGTAGCCTTGATTGGCGACGATCTCGTCCATAGTCGCGACGGTGAGGTTCTCGTCCGTCGACTTGGCGAGGCCGAAGTTCGTCACCTTGTAGGTGGCCTTCATACATACGTCCGCGATCGCGGTATAGGCGAGGAAATACTGGCAGCGGTCGACGAGATCCTTGTACCAGCCGGACAGCGTAGAGGCCGCAAATTTGGCCTTTATCGTGTCAAGCAGACAAGACCCCAGCACGTCGCGCAAGGCGACCTCCTGGGCCTCGCGAATGGCTCCCTGAAGGTATTTCCCGGACAAGTTGTCGGAAAGGTTCGTGCAGGACTTGATAAAGTCCTCGGACGTCAATAGGTATTCAGTTCTCGCGGCCATAGTTACTCGTCATTTGCGGTTACGGGTGTATAGGGAAGGCCGAGGACCTTGTGCGCGGATTCCTCGTCGAAGGCGAACAGGGTCTCCAGTACGCCGAGTTTCTGCTCGGTTGTCATAGTGGTCGATTCAAGCACCAGCATAAGCGACTGTGTACCGCCGACTCCGAGCTGGGCGGCGAGCGATACCGACGCCTCGCTGTCGTTCATACTGAACGGCTCGATCGTCAGGACGTCCTGCGCTCCGCAGATACGGTCGAAGGCGTCCACGATACGCGCCTGCACGGGGACGATCTGGGTACGGTTGAAAAGGTCGAAGGCCTGCTGGTATTCCTCGGCCGAGAAACCGAGATTATCGGTCGGTATGCCGAAGAGGTTCGGGTTGGCGCGGAAAGACGTGAAGATCTGCTGCCTGCAACGCTTGGCGAGCGCGTCGTAGCGGTTGCCGAAGTCGTCGGTCTTCATTTCGTGAATTACCGCGCTGTGCTGGCGGTCAGGACTGAAAGACAGCATAATCCGTCCGGCGTTGGTCTCGCCTCCGAATTTCTCGGTAAACATTCGCTCGATCTCGGCCTTGACGCTGTCCTCGGTCGGGACGCCGTTACAAAGCTCGATAAACGCCGACGCGGCGAAGCCGTTTTTAATGCTGTTGAGGTGGAAGACGTCGATGGAGCGCTCGGTCTCGCAAGCCTTGACCGCTTGCGCGTATAACGGCTGCGGGTAGACCTGCTTGACGGTGTTCTTGACGTAGAGGATGGATGCGGCGTGGCGGTCGCGTTCCTCGTCGGTCAGGGCGAACCAATCGAGATCCGGCATAAACGCGGGGTACGTCTTGACGTCGCGCCCCCTGGACCAGTCGTTGCACCACCAGAAGACGTTGACGTCGTCATTCGTGCGTAGATCTTCAATGCCGATATTGTTCACGGCTGCGGGTTTCCCGTCTGCTCCGCGTATGATTTCGTGGGCGAACCCTCCGAAGATGAACCAGTCGAGGGCGCACCCGCGCACGATGTCGACTGCGAGCTGGCCGGAAGGGTTCATCTTACCTTCGGGGAACAGCGGGGACGCCAGCTTTACGTCGTTTCCCGCGACGTAGTCGACGCTTCCGTTCACGATGGAGCCGAGGGTCGCCACGTCCTTATAAAGTCCCATAAGGTAGGACGGGTAGCCGTTGTTGTCGCCCCAGACGATCTTGTCGCCGCGCCCCTTTGACTCGGTAGGTGCGACGATGTTCGTCTCGACAAAGCGGTCGATCGCCCGGAAGAACACGGGGACGCTGACGGTTTCTTTATTGTCTGTATTGCTCATATTGTACTGGTTTGTCGTAGCTGGTGACGGAGGCCTTCGGCTCGCCCACTATCGCAAGGCCGCACGATACGACCTCGCCCGCGACGCTCGCGGTGTATTCGTACTCGCCCGGCGTCACGTCTTCGGGAAGGTCGACGTTCAGGACGTAGTACAGGCGCGAGGCGTCAGCCGCCGCGTACACGACGATCTGGAGGTCGTCCGCGTCGTGGACAAACGCGCCCTCGGAGTCGACGAGATAAACCGCTTGGTCGAAGGTGTAGACCTGGGCCTCGCCCCGGTTGATCGTGTTCACCATCTCAAACGTCACGACGCCGCCCTGCTTCGGATAGCTGGCGGGGATGCGCACGACCTGCGTCTCGGTTGTATGCTTCAAGTATATCATTTCACCGACATAATAGCGGAACGCATCGAAACGGAAACACAAAAACGGGGACGCCGTGAAAATGCGCCCCCGTTGGCCTCCGTAAAGGAGGTAGGGTTTACTCGGTGATGGCGTCGATGTCAACGCCGCCGCTGCCGATGAAGATTTCCTTCGGGAAGGTGGTATTGTTGTCCTCCAAAGTAATGGAGTAGCGGTTCGCGTCGGTCTTCGCTGTGCCGGTCTGGCCGTCGCCAGCGTTTGCGACCATAGGCTCCTCCTCACCAAGCAGCCAGTAGACGCCGTTGGCGTCCTTTACGATGGCGCGAAGGTCGTTAACGGCCAGCGCGGACATCTCGATACGCTTGGTGGTCTCCATACGCGAGAACAGCATAACCAGCAGGGTCTGCACGAAGTTCACGCCAGCAGCGAGGTCGACGTTCAGCGTCGAGGTCATACTGGACGTTGACGGACGGAAATAATACCTCTTGAACTTTTTGCCGGACGCCATAGTGATCCCCTTAATCATTCCGTCGGTTACGGTGATGTCGGTCACGTCCTCATAGTTCGCGAGATAGACCTCCGAGACGCCGCCCTTCGAGTTGAGGCAGTCCGGCGCAAGTCCTGATATAGTCTGGGTACAAGCCATATTTTCTCGGTTTTGTGGGTTAATTATTTGTGGAACTCCTGCTTGCAAGCTCCGCCGTAGCGGCTACGGCTATCGCGTAGCCGTCACGGTCGAAAACTTGCTTCCCATCCGCATCTATTAGGAAGATGGCAGGACTAAGTGGTGGGGGTGGTGTTCTCCGCGATCTGACCGAGGGCGGTCACGCCCGGAGTCGGAGCGACGGGAGCAGCGGCGAAGGTTCCGAGAACCACCTCGGCGGGGAAGTGATAGGAGACGCCGCCCGCCCACTTGATCTGGTACTTCCAGAGACGGTCGTCCTGCGACCACCAGAGGTCGAATTTCTCCTCGTCACCTTCCATATCGGTTCCGTAGACGAGGTTGTCTGCGAAGGTTCCGACGATCTTCAGGCTGGTAGCGAGACCGGGGGTCTTGATAACGCGGACGTCCGAGCCGGGGAGGATGAACTCGTCCGGGTTGTCGTTAACCGCGCCGGAATAGTGATAGAGGTTGAGAGCGACCATCTCCATCATAAAGCTACGGAAGATCGAAGGCGAGACGAAGATAACGCCACCCTTTTCGAGGGTGTTCTCGGTCATAGCTGCGTAGACTGCGGAGATACCGGCGTAAGCGCTGGAACCGCTGGCGATGGCGACGTCCACGACGGAGGCGTCGTTATCGAACTGGTACAGCCAGCCGTCGATGAGGGCGCTGCCGCTGTGAGAGACGGTCTTACCCTGCCAGATCTCGGTCTCGATAGCCTTGTTCACCTGCTCGACGAGGGTATCGACGATGTACTGCTCATAGGGGAGATCGTTGTCGCGGGCGTTGACCTTGACGAGATACTCGGCATACTTACCGATGAGGGTCTCCGGGCAGATCTGGCCGTCTACCTTGTGGAGCGCGACGGTGATGGTGCGCTGGGAAATTGCGATAGCGTCCTGTGCGTAGAAACCGCAGGAGCTGCCGTCCTGGATTACGGGGGTGATACCGAGATAGTGAAGATGCATTGAACCCTTGACGCCGGTCTGGATACCGACACGGCTGCGGGTGTCACGGTTGGCGAGGCCAAAGCTGCCAATGATGAGGTCGCGGTTCTGCTCCACATAGGAGGAAAGGCCGCTGACGTCGAA